ATGGCGATGGCAGAGCACGAAAAGCGGCGGAAGCCACGGGAGCCTGAGAAGAAGCCGGGGCTGCGCTATGAGACCTGCGTGAGCTGCGGGCTGGAATGGAATGTGAGCCGGTACGCAAAGATGGGCTGGTACATCTGCCCACACTGTGAGTACCGCGACCGGAAGAAAGAGACGAGGAGAGAAAAGGCATGAGAACAGGCAGAAGCTGCTGGCTGTGCGGACGAAACGGAACTGCTGACCCGCTGGACAAGCATCATATTTTCGGCGGAGCGTATCGAAATAAGAGCGAGAAGTACGGCCTGACGGTTGACCTGTGCCACTGCAACTGCCATCTCTTCGGCAAAAAGGCGGCGCACAACTGCCGCGAGACAATGGACGAGCTGCACCGATACGGCCAGAAGCTGGCGATGCAGCGCTACGGCTGGACGAAGGAAGAGTTCATGCTGGAGTTCGGAAAGAACTATCTGGATGAGGACGAGCTGGAGCAGCTGGCAACTGCTTCCAAAATGGAAACAGTTGCGGAATTGAGCAGCTTCGTGATTCTGGATGAGGAACTGTGCGTCAACTGGTGAAGGGAGACCGGAAATGAAGGCAATTATGGTACGACCCGGCGGACGGCCGGAGATTATTGAAATCGAAAATGAGCTGCACGCACTGCAGAAGGCAGTGGGCGGACATCTGGAATCAGTGACGCTGGGCGAGGACTGGTGCGTGCTTTGCGACGAGGAGTGGCGCTTCAAGGGCGAGCCTTACACCTGCAGCATCAATGGTGTGGTGTTCGGCGGCGTGGTGCTCATCGTGGGTATCGCGGGCGAAGACTTCGCAGACATCCCGCAGCACATGGCGGAAAGGCTGGTGGCATCATGCTGAACAAGAGCATCATCATGGGGCGTTTCGTGGCAGACCCGGAGCTGCGCCGCACCAACAGTGGCACCGCAGTGGCGACCTTTACGCTGGCGGTGGAACGGGATGGAAAGCCGGGAGAAGATGGCAGACGCGCCACTGACTTCATCGACTGCGTGGCGTGGCGCGGGACGGCGGAGTTCGTAAGCAAGTGGTTTGCGAAGGGACGCATGGCAGCGGCGGAAGGCCGCATCCAGACCCGGACATGGAAAGACCGGAACGACCAGAACCGGAAAAGCACGGAGCTGGTCATCGACAATATCTATTTTGCGGACAGCAAGCGAGAGGGCGAAGCACCTGCACCGGCGGGATACGCGCCGACTGCGGATGCCTTTGCGGAACTGACAGATGAAGACGGCGAGCTGCCGTTCTGATGGAGGGGCACTATGGAGCAGAAATACATCGAATTAACGGTACATAGACCGGGATATGCAGCGCGCAAGGCACGCAGGGAGCGTATCGAGCGCCGCAAGCGCAGAGTGTGCGGCGTGCTGGCAGGCGTGAGTGCCTTCCTTCTCTTCGGAACTGTGGGCAGCATCGAACAGGACATGATGGCGCTGGGCACCGGCAGCCTGTATATGGCGCTGGAGATGGCTGCGACCATGCTGTTTATCTGGCTGGCGGGAGGATTTGACGATGAAGAGTAAGCTGTTCATCGTCTTAACACTGACAATCATCCTCACCGTGATAGTAAGTGCTAACTGGAGCGTGGCAGAGCAAGAGGAAATCTACATACCGCCTGTGGAAGATGTGGAAATCGGCAAGCTGGAGGCGGTGATAGAAAACGACGGGCGTATTCCGGGAGACGACATACCGGCCACGGAGTACGCTGTGCTGCCGGAGCCTACCATCGAGGACTGGTGGGGCGAGGAGGCGGCATATATCGCAAAGACCATCTATGGCGAAGCGATGGTGTGCAGCACCACGGAGCGGGCAGCTGTCGCTTGGTGCATCCTGAACCGCGTGGACAGCACAGACCCGTTTTACCCGGACGACATCATCGGTGCGGTGACGCAGAGCCAACAGTTCCACGGATACGACGAAGACCATCCGGTACTACCAGAGCTTTATGACCTCGCGCTGGATGTAATCGAGAGATGGCTGCAGGAAAAGAATGGCGCAGCGGATGCGGGCAGGGTACTGCCTGCTGAGTACCTGTTCTTCAGCGGAGACGGGAAACACAACCATTTCCGGACGGAATGGGACGGCGGGACAGTGTGGGACTGGAGCCTGCCGTCGCCTTATGAGAAATGAGGGATGCGAGCATGAAAATAGGTCTGATTGATGTGGATGGGCACAAAGGCTTTCCAAACCTCGCACTGATGAAAATTGCGTCATATCACAAAAGCAAAGGAGACAGCGTGGAGTGGTGGAACGGCTTTTTGCACTACGACAAGGTGTACGCAAGCAAGGTGTTCACATTCTCGCCGGACATAGAACAGGTGATAAATGCGGACGAGGTGGAGTTCGGCGGAACAGGATACAAGAATTACGGGAGCTTATCGCCGGAAGTGGAGGCGATGCCTCCGGACTATACCATGTATCCGCATTTTAAGCAGGCAATCGGATTTTTGACACGCGGCTGCATACGGTCATGTCCGTGGTGCATCGTACCGAAAAAAGAAGGGGAAATCAGACCGGCAGCAACATGGCAAGAAATCAAAAGGCTGGACAGCCGAGAAATTGTATTTCTGGACAATAATGTGCTGGCTTCGGACTACGGCCTGCAGCAGATAGAAGAAATGGGACGCGAGAAGGTGTGGGTAGATTTTAACCAAGGCCTTGATGCAAGGCTAATCACAAAAGAAACGGCGGAGCTACTTGCAAGGCTACGGTGGATACGATTTGTGAGAGTATCGTGCGATACAGCGGAGATGCTTCCGGTCATTGAGCAGGCGGTGGCGTACATGAAAGAGGCAGGAATCGCAAAGTCACGATTCTGGTCATATATGCTGGTGCAGGATGTGGAAGAGGCCGAGAAGAGAGCACTTGCGCTTGACGCAATGGGAGTGACACCATTCGCACAACCGTACAGAGACTATGACGGAGGAGAGCCGACACAGGAGCAAAAACATTTTGCTGTGTGGGTAAATAAAAAATCCGTATTTCACAGTTGCAGATGGAGCGAGTACGACAACAAAAAGTGCCACGGGCACAACAAATGAGGAGGAAGCAGGCATGAGCAATCTGAGCGCGAGAGTGCAGATGGAAGGCAATCTGCAGGCGGCGGCAGCGGAAATGCTGCACGGCACGATGGAGGAACGCGGGCGCGGATTTGCCAGCGACCGGGAGGCGTGGGCAGAGCTGAAGGAGCGCATGGAGAACACTGCGGCGGCGGTGAAGAACATCGAGAAAATCCACAAGGAGATGTGGGATGCGGTGAAAGACCACAACGGCGACGCGTTCTGCGCACTGTCGCAGGAGTTCGAGCGCAGCGCTGCAAGGCTGACAGCGGAATGGATGACCACGACTGTGATGGCAAAAATCGCCGTCGAGCTGACGGAAGAATAAAAGGAGGACACCACCATGACCAACATCAAAGTGACCCAGCGGCAAATCGACGACCTCATCAACAGCGCAAATGTGAAGGTCAGCACGGAGTTCGGAAAGTGCACCACCGTGACCATGCAGCTGCAGAACGGCTTTATTTTGACGGAGAGCAGCGCCTGTGTAGACCCGGAAAACTACAACCAGCAGCTGGGAAAGAAGCTGTGCTACGAGCACATCGAAAACAAGTTGTGGGAGCTGGAAGGCTACGCGCTGCAGAAGAAGGAATACGAGAGAAAGTTGCACGCGTGCAAGCCTGCGTGCGAGCGAAATGCGGAAGTACCTGCCAGTGGGAACTTCGGATGGGCGCTGGACAGGATGCGCCACGGCTTCGCGGTGCGCAGAAAAGGCTGGAATGGTCAGGGAATCTTTATCAAGCTGCAGGTGCCTGACGAGCACAGCAAGATGACCTTCCCCTACATCTACATCGACACCACCGGGCTGCAGTCAAACAATCCGGATGCGCCGCGCAGCCGGGTGCCTTGGCTGGCGAGCCAGACGGATATGCTGGCGGAAGACTGGGTGATGGCGGAATGAACAGAAAAGAGATTTTGGCGGCGGCGGAGCACTGCGTATGCGGCCAGCGGGAGCAGGACTACGGCACACCGGAAAACAGCTTTAAGGTCATCGGCGAGCTGTGGGAGGTCTACATCAAGGAGAAATGC